TCCAACTCCGGCCGGCCATCAGGCATGTCCAGCTCAGGCTGCACCGGTGGCCGTGCATCCATCGCATCCTGTGCCCTGCCGCTTTGGATCAGATCACCGATCTGCTGGTCGATGTTCGCCAGCTCCTGACCAACGTCCTGTCCGCTCTCGGTGGCTTGTTTGATCAGCTGACCACGCTGCGTCTGCAGCTGTCTGACCTGCAGCCTGATCTCAGGGTCAACACCAGCATCAAGGCTGAACTCCAGCTGGCCACCTTCACCACGCTGCACCAGACCCATGCCTTCCAGGCGTTGGCGTTGCTGCTCGACCTGCTTGATCTGCGTCTGCTCTTGCAGTGAACGGCTGATTGCTGAGTCGTACTGCGCAGCTGGTGCTTCCAGCCGGCCGTAGTCAAAGCCCGTCTGACCAAAGGCAGGCAGTGACTTGCTGCCGTTATCCACCAGATCAGCAGCTGCAGCCGGTGGCAGTGCAGGACCAGCAGGTGCCTGCGGCATGTACGGCGCCAGCTCTGCATCAGCCAGCTCGTCTAACCAACCCAACCCACCGGTGGCCATCCCTTCACGGATGGGTTTGATCAATGCACCAGCACCAATCAATGCAAGCGGTGCAGCTAGACCCTCAACACCAAGCGACTTGCCCAGGGCCTGCAGGTAGTTATCGCCAGGCTCAACACGACCCGGCAGCTTCAGGCCAAAGGCGTCACCCAGGTTCGCCAGGTTGCCGTCCTGTGCATCGAGGAACGGAACAGCAAGCGTGGTGCTGACCAGTGCCTCGCCAACGTTCTTCCCAGCGTTCAGACCAGCACGCAGTGTTGGGTTCACCTTCGCTGCAACAGCTGCACTCTTGACGGCCTGCGTCTTCTTCAACGCTTGCGCTGCTTGTTGCAGTCGGCGGATGTTCTGCAGTCGGCCAAGGATTCCGATACCCACCAGCTCAGCACCTATCCCCTCGCCAACCTCCAGACCTGCCTGGTCTGATGGCCCCACGTACTGCCCCACCCCAGCACGCCAGGGGTTCAGGCGACGTGCGTTTTGATCGCTGATCGTCCAAGCATCCGATACATCAATCGGCTTGCCCTGGACCAGATCACCAACAGCATTACCCAGCTTGCTGATGCCATTCACCGGGCCAGTGAAGATGCCCATCTTGGTGTCAGGGCTGGCCAGGACATTGGCGAACTGCGTCAGACCCTTCAGGACAGGGCCAACAACAGGCACAGAACCAGCAGCGTTCTCAATGCGCTGGTTACCAGCAGCCCGTGCCTCACCCGCACCCATCTTTGGTGGCGTCTTAGGCGGTGACCACGTGGGTTCGTAGCTATCGACTTCAGGTGGGAGATCGAACTTCGGCATGGGTCAGCGTCCTGATAGTTGTTTGCGAGCAGCGATCAGTGCTTGTCTCACGCGAGCAGCACCAACAGATGCACGGTTCCCGGCCTTGTCGCCGTCGTAGTAGCCACGGCCATTAGGGCCAGCGACCCCAGCCCACTCCATGGACAAGTCCTGGTGTGCACCGGTCAGGTCGTTGCTCTCGCCGCGTAGATAGGCAGCAAGCCGCTCACGCTTGCCACCCAATGCCAGACCCCAGAACAACTTGGTCTGCACATCAGGTGTCATCACCTCATTGCCTGTCAGCCCGGCGTCACGACGTGCCCTTGCCAGCACACCAGGGGTGAACTGATAAGCACCAACGGCGAACACCTTGCCCTTGGATTGCAGCGCCTCCACCTGCTTGATGGTCATGCTGGTCAACCGCATCTGGCTGGCAGAACCAGTGGTGCCGTAGTTGACGCTGTTCCATCCACCCTCGCCAGCAGAGACAGTGGCAGCCAACCCACCCTTGTCACCAGCAATCGTGGAAACACGGCCAGGCTTCTCATCAGCAAAGCGCTGATAGCTGGGAGGCAATGTTGCTGCTGCAGCTGGTGGCGTGAGCATGTTCATCAGCCAGCTGCCAGGTGCCATTGGGTTGAACGGCGCCTGACCGATCACAGCCTGGTAATTGGCACTCGATACCTGCTGACCTTGCCGCTGCTTCTCCACCTCCTTCTGCAGGTATTGCCTGATCCCACCTCGTGGATCCAGCTGTGGGTAGAAACGCAGCTGCTCAAGCAGGAACTTGTTGGTGCTGGTCTTGGCGCGATTGGCCAAGCGATACAGCTCAGCACTCACCGGCTTGCCCTTACCCACATTCACCAACTCCTCGCGTAACCACTGCCCCTCCATCACGGGCTGTACACGGAAGCGTTGTGCTGCTGTATCTGACAGCTGACCAGCAGCAGACTTCGGAACACCGCGCACCTTCTCGCTGGGCTCAGTGCCAACCTCCGCAGCACCAACCTTCTTGGCACCCACCTCACCAGGGTTCAACCCCGTGGCTTGCTTATAGGCATCCTTGTATTCCTGCCCCTTGCGTACCTCGGTGACGGCCTGATTCAGCAGGACGTTCTTGGTAGCAGGTGTCAGTGGTTGGCCAGGGTTCTTGGCCTGCCACTCGCCCAGCTTGGTCTCGAACGCACGGACGTACAGGTCCTCCACCCTGCTAGCGAAAGCACCAGCCCTGGCATCAGCAGCACCAGCAGCACCAGCAGCACTCTGCCCACCCTGGATTGCAGCAAGGAAAGCGCTCTGCTCTCCCTTCTTCGCCAGCAACTTGGCGACAGGGCCAGCCTTCAGGTCCTGCTGAACAGCGCTATCAATCCCCTTCTGGATGCCAGGAGTGAAGGCCTCCGCCTGCTTGACCTTCTCATCCAGCAGACCACGTAACTCCTTGAGCTTTGCCTCCTGCAGCTGCCGAGTGGGCTGACCAGCAGCAATGCTCCTGACCTGTTCACGCAAGGCCTGCACAGCACCAGGACTGCGCAGCTCAGTGATCGTCAGGTCATTGATCTGATCACGCAGGATGTCCTCCTGAATTGGATCAGCGGCATAGGCCTCAGCAGCAAACGTGCTGCGATCCTTCATCTTCCCGCCCATGTAGCCATCGAGATCTCGATAGCCCTTGGCTGCTGCCTGGTTGCGGAACTCCAGCAATGCACCGGCATACGCCGGATCAGTGGGAAGCATTGAGCCAGGCATCCCAGCCTGGTTCCACAACCCATCTAGCTCGTTCTCAATCCCCTGCTGCTCGTTCTCATACGCCTTCAGCCGTGCGTCATTACCACGGTTGGTCAGCTCAACAGCACCCAGCGGATTGCTGGCACCCCATGTCGGACGGCTCTTGTCACCAGGATTGCCGCCCTGCACAAAGGTCAGCACATCACGCAGCCCAGGCACCTGGCCATACGTGCCATACAGCTGCGTCTGCAGTGCCTTCACTGCTTCTGATCGATCGGTGCCACCAACCATCGACAGCGTGCGATCAAGCTCTGCCGTCATCAGCAGGCCACCCAACTGCGCAAACCGTGGATCACCTAGTCGGATGATCTCACCGTTAAACGGGATGCCGTTCTGTGCATAGCCCTGCAGCAACGCACCCATGGACGCAACGCCCATGTCGATGGTGTTCTGCTTAACCGTCTGCGCATACAGCGTTTGCTGTTTCTCGCTGTACTTGTCCCACGCTTGGTTGAGCTTGGGCACCGTATAGAACTGAGCTTCAAGCTCATCGCCCGTCAGCCCGTACTTGCTCATCACCTCCTGGGTGATCTGAGCCTTGCGCTGCATCAAGGCAGGGCTGCCCGGCTGCATGGCGGCCAGCTGACCTTGGTTATTGATGAGGTCAGAAGACAGCGCGTTGTCGATGCTCTGCCCCGCCAGCTGCGCTGCAGCACGACGGCGACCAATCAGCTTCCAAGGGTTGCTGTCCTGCAGTAACTGCGCAGCAACTGGATCCCTCTTCTGCAGCTGGCTAACCGTGGTCGCGGCATTGATCGCACCCTGCTCTTGCTGCAGCTGCATACCCAGCGCCGCCTTGGCTGACTGGTTCTTCAGCTCGTCGTAGTAACCAGACTCAATCTGACCACTGACATACGAAACAATCCCCGTCTCAGTCAGGCTCAACAGCGTCTTGCTGAACGGTGCCAGCGCTGTCGCTACCTGTTGAAACTGGTTATACCCCTGAACACTGCCACCACTGCCTTGCTGCAGTTGGACAACCCCACTCGGGGAATCAAGCAGTGCAGGGCGTGCAGCACCTGCAGTTTGGATCTGAGCCGGTGAAACGAAAGCACCCAGCGGCTTAGCGCCAGGGCTGACCTCACCAAATGGAAGACGTTGTGCCATTGATTAACTCCCCTTCGGTGTGCCAGCACCTGAAGAACTGCTCGGTGTCTTCAGGCTGTTCAACGTGTTCTGCATGGAGAACACCGACTGAACACCACCAAGCAATCCAGTGGCGATGTTCAATCCAGCAGCAGCACTGCTCGGCCCAGCACCTGTCATCGTTGGACCAGGCGGTGTGATCAACGTCGGCAGCGGTGCAAACGGTGGCAGCGGTTCCATGTACGGCTGCTCTTCGTAGAACTGCTGACTGTTGTATTGACTCAGGTACTGCGCCACTCGCGCTGATTGCGTTCGACTGAACTGCCGACTCCTGATTCCCTTGTTGATCTCCTGCAGCGTCGCGTAGTCACCCTCTTGCCGGGCGTAGTCATTGACCAAACGATCAACGCTGTTGCCCTCCATGTTCATTGCCTGCACCGATGACCGCGCCTGCAGTGATCGCCACTGGTACTGCTGCATCGCTACTGCCTCCTGCATTGAGGCCTCGCCATAGGCAGCAGTAATCGCCTCGCTGTCCTGCACATAGCTGGCACCAGCAGCGGCGCGGGTGTCACGCACCACCTCTGCCTGCCGGATGCCCTTCAGCAGTTCAACGTTCCTGAGCGCCTTCGTGTACGCCAGGTTCTGGTTGTAATTAACAGTCTCCTGCCAATACTTGTATTGGTTGTTGGCGTCGTTGATCTTGGCGTTGAACCCAGCCTGCCAAGACGCGAATTGACTGTTCGCTTTCTGGAACGCCGTCTGGTTCAGGTAGTCCTGTTGAGCAGCCTTGTTGCTGGCGCTGGCACCCATCAGGTTCAACCCTGTGGATACCGCACCAAAGGCCAGTGAGATCGGATCAATAACGACCATCAGGCTGCCCTCCAGAAATTGCAGAACAAGGCACCGCTTGAACCAAACGGCCTCGGCTGCTCAACCGTGAACCCCAAGTGCTTCAACCAGCGGATCGACGCTTGGTTGGAGTAATACACGTCGTTCCCTATGGGACCGCCCACTCGTTTCAAACAATGCTCAACCCATCCTCGCCCTTCTCTGCACAGCTGCAATCTTCTTGACCGTGTTGCTGTCAGCTCTTCAGTGCCAAGCAACCAGATCCGATCACCAACAACACCCGTCACACCCACTGGCTCACCGTCATTGGTGACGATGCAACGGCAGAGATCGCTCTGCTGCCAGCTCTCGACAACCGCCTCAGGGCCTGGGATGTGGTGACTTAACCACACCTCACGCTCGTCCTCTCGTCTGATGTTCGCAGCCACGTAGTAGACGAGGCCCTCCTGTGGATCCGCCCACCTCATTGCAGGGACCTCGCACGACCAGTCAGTAAGGCCATCCATTCACAGGTGCTGAACTTGCAGGGGTGTGGGGAGTCATTGAGGATCTCCACCAGGCATTGACTACCGCGACTCAGGATCGGGATGTTGAACACACCCTCGAAGTACCTCGCGGTATCCGGCTGATACGTGCCACCCACCTGCCCAATCCGGGCATTGCGAACAGCACTCACCGTTCCATCAAACGTGTAGAGCCCAGGCACCCGATGCTCAGGCATCACCTTCACCTGGAAGAACCCTGACTCGTGGTATCGGAGCTTGGCCTGCCTGACCTGGGTGCGCATCATGTTCACCGCTGCCTTGCCGCCACCGATCTCACGCATCAAACGGAAACGAGTGAAGCGATAACGGAACTCATACAGCTCACCAAAGAACACATCCGCTTGGCTCCAGTCACCCCTGGCCGTGATGGTGTTGCCAGTGCTGGCCTCACCCAGCAACACACCGCCGTTGTACGTGGCCGGCCCAGCCGTGTAGCTACTCCATGCCTGGGTCTTGGCCTTCACCTCATACGGCAACGTCCAGGTGGTCTTCCTGGTAACCGGGTCATACGTGCCCCTGGCAACACGCATCGCAGCAGAGGTCGCAGCAGTCGTGCTCACCCTCCGATCCAACAGCAACGGATAGGGCGTGCCCAGCACCTCACCCATCCGGTCCATCACAGGGATGACCTCAAGGAAGATGTCATTGCCGTACCGCATTAAGCAGTACAGCGCCTCACGGATGCAAACAATCTGCAGCACCTCATCGGCGCCGTTGAACTGCCAGTGGCTCCAGCTGGACTGCGCCCTCTCCGCACCACCACCGGTATTACGGAAGAACCACTTGTACACATAGATCCGATCCTTGTATCCGTCCTTCCCGCTGATGACATACAGGCTGTTGCCTGTGTCATTCACCGTGACCTTGAACACCTCGTCAGGGATGTAAGCCGAGACATACCCCGTCAGATCCTGTGCATCAGCAGTCAGCGCAGTTCCCGCACCACGGACACTGAACTCACGGAACTGACTCCACTGCCCGTTCTCCTGACAGAAGATGATCCCGCCGCCAGCCTGTTGTGGCCTGACGTTGGTATCAATCTCGAACTGCGTCAGCACCGTGATCTGCGCTGTCGCTGGTGTCAGCACCGTCTCCGCTGCGTTGAAGCGGAACTGATACTGCGAGCTGAACAGGATCAACTCATCCTGATACGGCACTGCATACCGGAGAACGGATACCCGGTTATTGCTAGCCACAACATCAATAGGATCAGTATCCAGAACTGTCGTGACCGTTGCAGGGAAGAACTCAAAGAACTCCCTGGTCCGACTGAGGATGACGTTCTCGTCAGCAAGGAAGACCAGCCGGTTCTTGTAAATCGCTACATCGTTGATGGCAAAACCAATGAAGCTCGGGTCAGGCGCGGTCTCGTAGTCACCAGTAACTCGATGACCCCAAGCAGGCATGTCAACACCGCCTTGGGTGCTGCCATCTGCTGGGCCGAAGTAGAACTCCCCATTCGGTAACCGCACCAGGATGTGCGGCATGGTGCTCTTGTCGATCTTGTACTCGACACCAGGACTGACGATCTCAGCCCAGACACCCTCACCAAACGTCCCGCTATTGGGACGGAACTCCACGTAGTAGTTATCGAAGTTGTTCCCCGGATCACCGGAGATCTCAACCGCATAACCCTTTGGACCAATCGTTGGTAGATCAGTGAAAGCCTGCGCCTTGCCCAGAATTGCCGTGATGTCAGCATTGGCCCTGGCATCAGTCGCTGACACCGTGATCGGGTTGGCAGACTGCACCCAAAGCACGGAACCCTCACGGGTGATCGTCACCCCAGTCAAGGTGCCAAGTGCTGTCTTGATCTGCTCTGCAATCTCAGCTGAGCTGATCCGGTTCTCAGTAACTGTGGTGCCGTTACTGACCACTGGCGCCACAGCCGTGGTCACCGTGGCTTCAGTTCCGTTGACGTTGACCTTATAGGTCTGGCCATAGTTGGCCGCTTTCACCCAGATCAAACACTCATGCGCTGATGGCCGTGCTGTCTCCGGCGACAATGCCGGGTCCATCGCTGTCACCTTGTTGGTGTTCAAGATGAAGGTGTAATCAGCCACCGTCACAGCACGGATCTGCTGCCTGGCATCCGTCACTGAAGACAGATAGCCATACCCACCAGGGGCATTAACGGTCTTCTCATTACCCTGCAGATCAAACACCCGGATCGAGGTCTTGGTGATGACCGCCAGATACTCCTCGGTGTTATCACGCAGGATCGTATGGATGAACGCATCACCAAACGGTGCACTGCTCACCTTGGCCAGCGTGTGCGTGCTGTCCCGCTTCCTCAATCCCTCCGCGATGGAGGACATCCCATTGATCTGGATCTCAGCCTGACTCGGATCGCGTTGTGCATCCGGTTGCTGGCTGATGCCTTGAATCAGATTGGGGATCGTGTAGCTATACAGCTCAGCCAATGACCACACCTCCGTAGACACCACGCAGCAGACCCATGCCTGGTTGGTAGGTAGGCATCGGACCAAGGCCCCGACCACCTGTCAGTGCATTGGGCTGGGATTGATCCAGCTCCACACGCATCAACTCAGTCAGCGCTGCTTGCTCATCCGCAGCGGTGTACTTCACGATCGAGTCAGAACCCATCACGCGAGCAGCAAACACCCGTGCTGCACGGATCGTGGTGTACCGGTTAAATGCTTCTGGTGACTCGTCCCAAGTCAATAACCACACCACATTGGCGTGGATCTCCTTGATGTCATCAGGCAGTTTGGTGGTGCGATTCAGCTTGTCGTAGACCTTCTGCCCACGAAGGATGAACCGACCGTCATAGAAGTACGGATCCACCGTGAACCGCACCACATTGGCCGGCACCACGATCTCCTTTGTGGTCTGGTCCTTCTCGAACGGATAGAACTCCTCGCTGTTCCAGCTCCATGCCCGCAGCTGTCCTTCGCGGTGCAGCTCAAGGATCGTGTGCTCAGCTATCCGTGCGTCCTGGATCTGTTCCTTCTCGAAGGCGTCCACCGGCTGCTCGCCGATGTTCTCCAGCAGAACGTTGATGGCCTCCAGCAGGGTTGTCCTGCCAGGCGTTATCCCCTGATTCGCAAGACCCATACCACTACTGCACCTGTGCAGACCAATGGTATGAGGGCAAAAGAAAAGGGGCCAGGATCGCTCCCAGCCCCATCGAACATTCCAGAACCAGTCTGGATCAGGCAGTGACAACCCGAACCGCACTCTCAGCGCGGAGGATGCCCATACCCAGTGCCTGACGAGCAACCAGCAGGGTGGCCTGATGGCTGATGTTCCAGTCACCAGAGGTGGCCTGCAGAGAGGGGCTCAGCAGAGACAGCACACCAACAGCATCACGGTTGAAGATCAGACCGTGGCACTTGCTCAGATCCTGGGCGTAGTCAGCGTTGTAATCGCCGGCCACCAGGGTGTAAGCAGGCTGGGTGACGTGGTTGGACATCATGATGGGGATGCCAGCCACACGCAGAGTGCGACCCTCAGCGATGGTGCCGTTGGAACCACCACCACCGTTGAAGTCGGTGTTGATCGCACGGCTCGACTGGGTGATGGCGTAGTAGTCATCAGGGCCGAACACAGCCACGGTGCCTTCCATCGGCACATCCTTCTTCTCCATCGCAATGCGAGCGTCGAAGATGGCATTAACCAAGGCATCGCCTTTGGCTTGGCGGGTAGCGCCAGCACCGGTGTAGTCAGCGCCCAGGGTGATGGTTGCACCGATGCGACCCCGGTTATCAGCAGGACCCTTGGGAGAAGCCGTGCCGTCCTTAGCCAGAGGCTCAGTGGCATTAGCTGCTGCCGCAAAGATCATGCGAGCAACGCGCTTGTCGTACTCGTATGCCAGAGCGCGACCCAGTTCAGTCGTATAGATCGACCGAACATCGAAGTAGGTCATCAGCTCATCGAGGTTGTCGATTGCCACATCGGCAATCATCAAACCATCGAGATTGATGACCCGTTCGTTCAGGTCAGACGGCATGTTGCCGTCACCAAGGATCGCCTTGCCAGGCTCGTGATAACGAGCACCCATCTTGCCGGTGATGGGGAAAGCAACGCTCTTGCCACCACGGATGTTGCGCTCACGGGTCTTGCCCTTGAACACAGTGGTGCGCTCGAAAGCATCGAGCACTTCAGCAGCGCCGAGCTTGAGGAACAGTGCACGGTCTTTGTCAAAGCCCGCAGCACCAGGACCCCACGTTGCCGCGTCGCCCTTGATTTGACCTGTCCGCGAAAGACCCGCGTCCCAGGGGATAGTGACAGCCATTGTCTTGAAAGAGAAAGTGAGCAGGGTTCACTTCCGCCTTCCCTTTCCCGGTTATCCCCGCAGGGGCCGGTCCGTTGCAGGGGTGAGATGTATCCCTACCGGCAAGTTAGAACACGTCGCTGTTGGATAGCAACGAGATGAACTTCTGACGGTAGGCATCATCCACGTCATAAAGGCGCTGACCACGCTCATTGGTCTTGTTCATGGCATCCAGCACTTGCTGCTTGCTTTCGAACTTGGCCACGACAGGCGGCTGTCCACCACCGATCAACTTGGGTTCAGCGACCTCTGCCTTGCCTGATGCACGTGCCTGCATAGCAGTCAGCGCCCAGCGGATGGCTTCCTTGTTGCCGCTATCAACAGCAGCGTTGTAGTTGGCCAACTCCTGCTGGTTCATGTTGGCTGCAGCCCATTGGCTCAAAGCATTGAACTGCTCATCACCACCGACGTAGGCCTTCAGCTCAGACACGTCGGCATCGGTCAAGCCAGGTGAGGGGTCTGCCGAGGGTCGGACCTGCGCCTTTCCCACGTAGTTTTCGACAACCTGCCGTGGCACCTTGAACACCTCAGCAAGGGTGTCGTAGTGATTGCTGATGTCTTGGCCGTTATCGGCCTTCCACATCACATCAGCAAGATCAACGCCCTGCTCAGATAGCAGATCAACAGCTTCTTGCCCATATACCTGAGCAGCCTGTTCAGCGGTATAACCGGAGGGAGCCTGTTTGGGTTCTGCTGAGGGAGACTCTGGGGTAGGAGCTGATCCCTGCCCCAGTTTTCTCTCCAGTTCTTGATAAGCCTTGGCGAGGTCCTCTGGTGAATTGAACTTGCCAAGGATCTTTTGCTGCTCCTCAGCACGGGAAGCAGCTTCCTGTTCTTGGATGAACTCTTCGAGGATGCTCTCCTGCCCAGGGGCAACCATCCCAGAAGCTGCTGCCTCTGGGGTAGAGATCACAGGTGCTTGGTCGTTCATGCGGTCGGTTCAGGTGGTTGTGGGTTTGCCATCTCCTGAGAGGTGGCAGCGGCATTGGCCAACTTCTGTGGGTCGGCCATACCGGCCGCCATTGCTTGTTGAGCCATTGCCATCTGCTGCTGTTGCTGTGCTTCAGCAGCAAGTTGTTGCTCGGTCTTGACGAGACCAAGCGGGCTGATGCCCATCGAGCTGGCCAATCGCTTGATCAGCTCGCCAGGCACCACGTACTGAGCGATGCCTTCTGGGCCCAGCGTCTGCTGCAGGATCTGCATGAACCGTGCAGTCTTCTCAAGGTCATTACCGCGACCAACAGCAGCAAGGCCAACACTGACCATGGGCCTCACCAGCCCTTCAGGCAGCTTGGTCATCCCACCCTTGCGGGTGAAGAGTTCGAGTTTCCGTGCGATGTACGGCGACTGGAACTCAACCGTGAGGATTGCGTAGATCGAACCCAGAGAGTTCTCGATCTGCTGCGCCTGTAGGCGGACTTCCTCAGCTGTTGTGCGCTCAGAGTCACGCACATCCGCCAGCATCATTGCCTGCGCCAACCGCGCCTCAACGCGAGCCAGAGCAGCCATGGCAACGTTCATGTCACCACCCTTCTGGGTTTGAACGGTGAACACGTCATCAGGGTTGCCAGGCAGAAACGCACCATTGGGTGCTTCGGCCAGTTGCTTGGCGTTGGTGACACCACTGGGCTTGACCAGATGCTTCACCTGGGCGGAGATCAGTGCGCCTTCACAGACCGCACGGCTCAATGCCTCAGCGGTTTGCAGGTCAGCGATGCAAGCCGACTCGATGTAACCAGGGCCATAGCTACTGCTGTCCTGTCGGATCATGCGCAGTGGCAACCAAGGAGAGGACTCCATGGGTGAAGAGCCATGACTGCCTTCGATCTCATGACCCTTCACCTCCTGATGCCAGCGGACACGACCATCAGCCCAGATCACGTGGGTGTAGATCCTGACTGGCTTCTCCTTCTTGCTACCCGTTAGATCCTCGTCATCAAGGATTCCCTTGAGGTCTTCCTCTTGTTCAAGCAGTTGCTTCTGCAAAGGCAGAGGCAGTGCACTGAAGGCAAGCTCTTCACACACCACAGCCTCCATGGGATTACCCATGGGGTCACGCAACAGCACGTAGCGGTTGAGGTGGAAACATTGCAACCCGTCTTCCGAGACGTAGAGCAAGCAGTTGCCAGCAACGATCAGG